TTGAAAGTATTTGATCCTGTAGGGTCTCCAGAAGTCCAGACGTAGCATATGCTTCCTCTGCCACCGTAGTAGCAGCATTCTGATCATTATCTGGATTATTTGTCAAAGTAAATACATTTGTCCCAGTTTCAAATGTAGGATTATCCCTATTACGAGATTCTGGAATATAAAAACTTCCACCAAGTGCTGAGGAATTGTCAGATATTAATCTCACATTTACAACTTCTGCAGTGGCACCACTTCTGACTCCTTTTAAAGTCATACCTGTTGTCACATATCCATAATATTCACCTTGTGGTTGATTCGAAAGTGAATATGTATCTACATTAAGTGTTGTAGAAGTTGAGGAATAGTTAGCAGGTATTAAACCACCAGGCACATAAGGATTATCGGAATATATTTCATCTGGTGCATTATAATCACCTCTTCTGTGATTAGATTGTGCTACTCGGAATCTTATAGAGCGTTCAGAATCTGCAGTAGTTGTTGAAGAAGTTGTACCTACAACTCTCTCGCCGACTTCAAAAGTTCCCGATGTCATTCTAATTTCAAGTAGTTTGGGAACGCAGAAATTGGTTACATCTCTACCATCAAAGAAGGCATAAATTCTAGTGCTTGGTTTTAAGTTGGTAGCATAGAACTCAACGTTTCTGGAACGAACTGTTTTAACTACTTCAGTACTAACAACTTTATCTCCAACACTTACATTTTCAAATTCTTCAACAATATAATGCTGAACACCAGTTCTAGTCTTCTCTCCAGATTCAATAGTGGTCTGGAAATCTTCTTCTATGACTTGACTTGTTGTTTGGCGCACCCATTGTGCTGGTGAAGTAGAAGGATCCCCGTTAATCCATCCACCACGACCAAAGGTGATTGGATCTGACTGCTCATTTCTTTGAATAGATTCAATCTCATAAGTATATGTTCCGGACCAATCATTTTCCCAAGAATTCCATACTTCTCCAGAGAATCCTGTTTGTGGATCAATACCAAATTGTTCCTCTGCAGCAGCCAATGCCATTGCATAATTTCCCATAGTATCAATAGTTTTAGCAGATATTCTGGTTTGATCAATCCAAGTATCTGAGGATGGAGTTAGCGTAATAGTTCCCTGCCAGAAACTAATTAAGAAAGGTGTAACACTTTCAGTTCTTGTTGCAAAACTCTGTTCAATATATACTTCTTCAGAATGTTCCAAACTAATAATATCACTCTGCTTTCTTACATTAATACCTTCAATTGGAGACGTTCTCTTGTCTTCATTTTCATCTACGTTAACAACTGGTCCAGTTTGCAAATCAACTGAAGTTGTAAAATGTTTTGCTCTCAAATGCTTATGGATTTGATCAATAGAGTTTTTCTTCTCTATTCCAGTTTCTTGAGTCTTAAATGAGGTGAAGTTATCAACAAAAAATCCAGACTTAAATCTATTTGTTCCATTTTCATCCAATACTAACATGTTTGCTGTATTGGTTTCAAGCAGAGAGAGTTGAGTGTAATATTCAAGATTCTTAATTCTATCCTCAAGTTTCTTGATATCCTTCATCTGGAATCTCTTGTATTTCAGGAATTTGATAGATGCCTGCTCTACATTATGGAGATATGGTGGATATGAAATCTCTGCAATCTCTATTGCATTATCAACCGGTTCCGGTCTAGATCTTACTGGATCATCGGATGGTGTTCCAAACTTGAACTGGAACTTTCCATCTTTATGTAAGAAAAGTCTATCTATTCTTGACTGGAAATATGAATAATCTAAAAAGATATTTTCATTGGATGCTAGAATATTTGGAATCGAACTTCCAACGGAGTTGAAACTTCTTCCTAAAAACTCCAGTGGGGATCTAGAATTTTCTGATACAGAGTGGTCACTGACTCTTGGTCTAAGATCAATCAAATCTGTATTCAAAACTCCTTTTATACCCTTAACTTCTGTAGAGTAGTTGAAATCATTATAAGATTCCACTGTCACAATATCTCCATTATCCGTCGAATCAAACGATGCGCTCTTAAAATAAATCTTAATCTTATTAGTTGGAGCATCAAAACCATCTTTTCTTCTTAATGTTCCAAAATCGAAGAAGGTGTCTTTCTGCCCAGCATTAAAAGTATAATTGGTGGTTAAATCAAAAGAGGTTGTAGTTAAATCACTAACCACACCTTGTATCCCAGTTTCTTGGAAGATTACTGTTTCTCCCTCAACAAATCCAAAATTATTTTTTGCAAGATATCGAATGGTAGTATTATCTACAAATTCTCCATATACAGCTGCTGCACCACTACTTTGTCCAACAAAAAGTTCTCCAAGAATAACATCAGCAGTCGTTCCGGATACACCATTCATCTGAGTAAGTGACATTTGTGGTGCTCCGAAAGAAGCATCACCTAAACTAGGATCAGATGACTCATAAACTGCATGGATTTCGATGATATCAGGAGTGTTCAATGAGATTAATTTGTCCTGAACTCTTGTTCCAAAGGCGTAATTTCCATAATCCAATCCATCATTTATAGTTGTTGACCCGATTCCGGATGCTGGATTGGTCGATTTATCTACAACTAAACTTTTTGCAGCATTAACTAATTTCCTCTTGGATTTTACTTTAGATTTAGATACCGTAACAATAAGTTTTGCGCCAGTATCATCTGCTCCCAAATTTCTTATTCTTATAACTCTTCCATCAGAGGCAAATGCAATCTTATCTCTTGTTAGCGGTTCAGTTACTCCGTTAGATCTTATAAGTGAATATCTAGTGCTTGTGAATGGCAGATAAACTTCTCCTTCAGGTAAAGTTGTATCAGTTATACTCACTGCTGATAACTGTCCGTTAGTAATACTAACAGTAAAGGTTTTTCTAATTGTAAGGGTTGCATCAGTTAGATCGACAGTAGCAATATGATCTTTTGGGAATCTGGTAAATAATGTATTGTCGGAGGATGTATCGAGATTAGTTGTTACGAGTTCAAAATCAGTAACCGTTGTCAAAGCACTCAAATTTAATCTATCACATACTCCGGGAACACTAATACCTTGGCTGATTGTAATGCTATCAGTTCCAACTCCGGAAACCTTTGCTAAAACTTTGTCGTCACTAGTGCTGCTAGTTTGAGTAAATCTTACAAGATTACCCTCCTTGAATATGCCAGGAATGGCGGGACTTGTTCCTCTTACTACACTATTTCCACCACTTGTAGCGGTGATCGTCACGATACCTACACTGGATAAAGATGATTGAACAACATTTGCACTGAAAGTATTGATTCCAACTCTGTTATCTCCAGATACAGATGCCCCAACACCAAAATCACCAAACAAGGACTTCGCATCAGATATACTATGTGAAGTAATTGCTACAGCGACCCTACTTTCTGTAATTTTATCATTGGAAGTTCCACTTCTAAAAATAAGTTTTTCATCTTTTAAAAATTCACCTTTTTTATCATACACTGTTATTGCTGTGCCAACATTTACAGAGCTTCTTAAGAATGCTGTTGCACCACTATTATCACCCTCGACATATGCTGGGGTTGATAATGTTATATTTTGATTGACTGCAATTTCTGTAAATGGTTGAACATCAAATAATGACATTCCCCACTCATTTGTATCTGGTAATGAAGAATCATAAGAACCAGATTCTAATCTAAAATCAAAGACTCTAGCTAATCCTACTTCTTTTCCTGATGCGACTTGTGGATCTGAACCAACTCTATCACTTCTAAGACTGACAACAAAAGTGTTTCCAACACCAACTGTTGGAGTTCTAAAAACACTATTCAACTTTAAAGTTGGACCAGTATTATACTCTATGAACTGATCTTCAACTGTCTTTGTAGTTCTTGGTTTAGGTACATCAATGAAAGTTGGTGCTACAGTTTCTATCTCATATCCGCGCACATACGCTTTACCTGGAGATATTCTACATAGTGCTAAATCATTTGACGGTGTTCCACCACTATAAGTAAACTGTCCTGCTTGAAATACTCCTTGATTTCCTCTATTATTATTAAGTGAATTGACAATTGTTACGTTGAAAGGTCTTACGATATAATGACCACTTTCATCGTAAGTTCTTCTTGCAAGAACATCTGTAAGATCATCGTAGAATACGCCACCATTTCCTCTAGCAGCACTACCTCTTCTAGTTTGAGATGTTTTTAAATTGCCATTTTCAATAGTTGCTAATTCTATAAAGTTGTCATCATTGATGTCGGTAAGAGATTTTTTAAATAAACCAACCGACATTCGTAATCTGTCAGCACCCGGTGCTCCATAATTATTAAATCCCTGAGAGTTGTCATTTAATGATTCATCTGCATTCGAATTTACAATCTCCTCATTTACAAACAAACCAACTCTGTAACTTGGAGTATTGCTATATTGATCTAAGATCAATGATTCTTTATTAACATTAACAAAATGACCACGAATAAAGTACACGCCAGAATCAATCTGGAAAACTGAACCTGTTGCAGCTGCGCCATTTATGATGGTAGTTGCAAATGGAGTGCCAGGTTCAATAGTTGAGTTTCCAAAGAGTCCAGAAGATATAATCTGATTAGAAGTTAACTCTTCACCATCAAAGAAAGTTTGTGTCGTATTGTCTGCTGTAGAGGATCCTACGTATGCCACATAAAGTGTCAGATTTCCTCTCTCAGAGTCAGCAGAGAATAATACATTGTCAACTGTTGCAGTTACTCCAGAGGTTTGTCCTGTGATCGTAGATCCTATCAGTTGACTTGCATACGCTTCAACAGGAACTCCTTGGAATGTGCTTGATAACTGCACTGCATAATATAACTGCGAATATCCAGTATTTCCTGGAATGACCTTAGCACCTTCTTTAAAGAAGTGTTGACCAAACTTTTCAACTTGGTTCTGTAGAATAGATTGTAATGTAGTTAGTTCTCTAGCCTGAACTGGATATCCAGGCTTAAATAATACTTTTTGATACTCGTTCGTCGGATCAAAATCGTCAAAATATGGCGCTACATTTAGATTCGTTTGCTGTGGCATAATTCTTTAGAACTGCAAAATAACTTTTATGTCTTCCTTTTGATTCGACGAGCGCGTAATAGCGGGTCTATTATCTACATAAATGATGTTACCAGAATGTTGCTTCACTTCTGGAGCAGCAACACCACTACTAAAATTCATCCCAAGATAATATGTACGATTATTTATCGTGGTTTTGTTATCGTTAAATGCTTGATCAATTGACAGTTGAAGTCCTACAGTAGGAACAATAGAAACATTGCCCCCAGTTTCTGGACTTCCAGTAAATTCATTCAATTCAAACCCATAATCTGGATTTACTTCTCTATTTCCGTTAACATCAAAACCATGATTATTTCTATTTTGCCAAAGTTTTAAAACGCCAGTGTTTTGATCGTAATTTATAACCCTACCAACAGAAGTTTTCCCAGTTCCAACTAACTGAGTTACTTCTGAATCAACATCAAATATCGCCTCACTATATCCGATTCCAGTGAGTTTTAATGCACTAACAGCACTTGCTTTATCTGAAGTTAATACCGATCCACCTGCAGATTGCGGATTCTGTACAATACCTATTCTAGCAAATTGATTTCCCGTAATAAAATCTGGATTTTCATTATCACTTTCAATTCTAGAGTACATTAAAACATTATATGCTCCAAGTTCTCTGTAGATATCTGATCCATGACCACCTTGTGGAGGAATAATTACATCAAACTGTGGTCTCGTTGTTCCTTCAGGAATACCTGCAGCGGTAAAGTTTACTGTTCCAAAAGTATAACCAGAACCCTGAGCAGATACGGATACAGATTCTACTCTAGAGTCTCCATCAATTGTTATAGAGCACTCTGCTCCAGTCCCATCACCTTCGATTGGAACATTACTATAAGTTACGTTAGCAGTTCCTAATCCAACACCGCGATTTTTAACAGTTATGATTTTGATTGATCCATCTACAGCATTATCTCTAACCAGTGAAACATCATTATCAGTTTCCCAATTTTGGGGAACTGGCATAAATTCTGTAGAATCAAATTTAATAATATCTGACGGTTTGATCGTATATAAGTATTTCCAAATATAACCATCGCCACTTGTTCCTGCTGATCTTGGTTCTAGATCAATAAAAGTCGGTTCATCCAGAGATGGTCTACCATTTGGAGTTTCTGGATTAGATCCATTCTGGAGACATAGATAAACTCTAAAATCACTATTAATGACGTAGAAAGTAGATGAATATAAATTAGTCGAACCAGAGATGGGAGCAGTATTTGATCTACTATAGTCATGCCTGTACATG